GCGGCAACCTGAGTCGCACCACTGCGTATTCCTTCGCTCAAGCAATGTCGCTTGACATTGACCAATCTCGTTTGGAGAACCGGCCACCACTTCTCAGGGGCCTAGGTGATCCTTAAGAGGGGATCACTACCTCGTCGCCGTAGCCGCTTCACGTTAAAGCTTACGTATCATGGGCTGGTAGCTCACGCTGCTACAGGGAATGAAACCCCCCACTCAGTTCGGATACAGCCGACACACGGTTTGAGTACCTGGGACTCTGCTGGGTATAATCCACGTAGTTTTACGCCTTCGGGCCAGGATGGGACATCCTAGTGTAGTGATGTCCCTAGATCACAGACATTGACCTGTGTGGTGTAATTGCATGAAGCAGAGAATGTCCCTGTTCCAGCAATTGTGAGAACTAATGTTCCGGAGGAATTGGGTTTAGCGATACGGGTGTAAATCATTGCGCTCGATTCCTTAGCGTGGGCAGGATAAGTGTTGTTCGCTGTCGTGGAATCACTAAAGTAGTTTCCTTGTGTACCAGTTGTAACATCAGGACCTACTTCGCCTGATATAGTGCCACTGCATTTCAACCAGAAGTGGATAAGGTATGCATTGTTTACAGTTAATCCAGTCATTGTCAACACGGTAGACGTGGAGGTGTATACAATGGAGCCCTTGGCGCTGAGAGTGTTTGTTCCGAAATCGTACGTGGAAGCACTTGTTGATGCTCTGACGATTTCTAGCAATCCACTACCAGCAACCGGGACTTCTGGTTTGAAGAACTCAATACAGTATGTGACCCAAAGTTCACCAAGCAATTGGTTAGGATTGCCTTGTGTAGCAATTTGGAAATTGCCCATATCATACGTCTTATAATCATCACCGGTTGGTAATGCGCCGGTGCGAGTATAGAGCTCATTGATACTGGTTTGTTTTGGATCACACTCGATTAAGTGTAAGAGTTTCTCAGTTGGTTTGCAGCTCACGGCAAACTCCGAATTCTCCATTTGGCGTTTTGTTGTAAAAGCATCATCGTCTGCATTATAATTAGTAGACATGATGAGAACACCAGGAGCTCCAGAGGTAACGTAATCAGTGATAAGTGGTCGGAATTCAAATACCATTCCATGGATTCGGTATTGTGAATAGGACTTAGCAATGTTTGCCAACCATGGGAAAGTTGTAGAATCGCCAGGTTGTATCGGATAAACGTTATTGGTGAAAGCTGTTGTGCCAGTGATATCGGTAATGTACTCACGATGGCAGACAATGTTAGTTGCCTTAGTGGTACTGAATTTGGGAATCTGGCCGGTGAGTACGTTGAAGTTGGGTTGGGGCCCAACAACGGTGTAATCACCGGAACCGAAAATTCTGCCGATACCCGAGCCGACAAGAGAGCCGATGTCGCGAAATCCGGGAATTCCGAAGAATTTCCCAGCCGCGGTACCGACAATCTTGCCTGCATCAGCGAAGGGAGTTGCCTTCTTTGGTTTGTTCGAAGGTCTTTTGGTCTTTGTCTTTCTGTTTGTCATGTGTATTGGATGCCTGCATGTTCAGGGACTGTACATCCCTGCCCAACCGAAGCCGCCGTGCAGTCTCTTGGCATTTTGGTTAGCACTATAAATAGTTTTGGGGCATTACAGGCAGGGACCCAATGGCAGTAGTCTGCCAACCTAGAGGCCTCTGTAGGGAAGCAGGGCGAACCTGTTCCGAACATCGCCGTCCTGTATGACTAGCTCGTCATAGTACCGCTCCAATTGGAATTGCTCCTCCGGGCTAATTCCGAAAGCTAGCCAGAAACTATATCTGCTTTCTTGAGTGGTAACTAGTTCTATCGTAGACATGCCTACTGAATTCCTGAAGAATCCACCTTCAAGAGTTGGGTCGCTCAAGGGTTTTGCACCATCTGCATTTCTTAAGTATGCTCCGTAGTAGTTGGGCAAAACTGGTAGACCACTGGTGAGAGTTAACCCACCAATGCCGACCGCAGCCATCCACCTTCTCGCTAGAGAGTTTGTGGATAGTGGTTTGAGTGACACAGCGTCCTTGGAGAATGAGATACGAGGGTCTCGGACCATAACATATTTTCCGTCAGAGCGTAGCACCGGATGAGATTGACAGAATTCAATCTGCTCAATTGTATCAACCGGATGTTCTATGTTCATGGTGAATCCGAGGTCCTTGCAGTAACTGGGTATATTGCGAACGATGGAGGGAAAGTCCTCCTTCTCACAAATGATTACGCAGTCGTCACCATCATTGATCAAGGAGTATTGAAGGTTGTAGGTTTGTCTGTAGGAGTAGAATATGGCACAGGTGATGAGAACATTACCTAATGAGGTGTTACTATCACCAGACATCCTATTATGGATGGTGGAGTAGTGGACACGCCCATCGGCGACAAAACCAACAGCTTTGTTTGATCTTTGGAGATTCATCAGTTTCTTGAAGTGTTCATCTCCAGGAAAGAAGCGTTGGTATATAGAGTGTTCCCATTTAAGTGCTGCATTGGACACATGTTGGTCGAATCTGGAAGCATCAATGGAAAAGGCGACTGGGTGTCTATATTTGTCCCAGGTACGCTTGATACTTATCCCCCGGTCTAACATGTTCATTCCTTTGTAGACAGTTCGATCGTCAAATAGCTTGTCAATACCTTTATAAATCTTTTTCTCTATGGTCTTTATATACCTTCCTGTCTCCACGATGTACCTCGGGTGGCGTGGTTGGATCACCCGAGGGACCGCATCTGGCTTTAAAGTGAAATTATACTTCTCGGCTTTGACAAACACACGTATGTGTGATGTTTTAGGGTCAAACCCACGTGTCAGGTTCTCTTCAACGGCATTCAAGTAGACAGTCCTTCTACGACCCTGGTATGACTGAGCAAAGTGTTCAGCCTGCATCGGGGTGGTATATTGGATGTATTTCTTGAAGTCTTCGGAGAAAACTTGTAACGTGTCTTTAAAGTAGCGGGCGGTGGGGCGGTAGGGCTGTGTAAATTCTAGTCCATTATTTACAAAGAATACACGTTCCTTTATGCCTCTAACGAGAGTGGTGAGAGAGTTGTTGTAAACAGAGAAATTGTAATACCGAGACAGGCCAGTAAAACAATAGGTTTTTCTGAGTTTACGGGGATTCCCTGTTGAAACTGCCAGCAGGTTAGGGTGGTCGGGAGCTGTAGAAGGTCTACAGTCCACCCCAGGCAGCTCAGCAAGGCCCCATCAGCCTCCTTCAGTCCGGTGAGGATTGCGTCTCGATCCAAACCAGTTGAAGATGTGTGGTCGGTACCGTGGAGTGTATTGTCGGGTACCTAGGTCTTTCCTATCTAAGATAGCTTCACTATGTCTAATTTCACGTGCTAAGATGTCGTAATAGGTTGGGGTAAACACCATCTCTATCGCTATTGGTAGCATTTCATTGATGTGTGTTGGCCTCATACCCTGTTCTTTCATCTTGTTGACGAGAAATCGG